AATATTGTATTTTTGAAGAAATTAAAGTAAATGCAATTATTCTGGTATCACAGCCCTGTTCGGTTTTACAAGACTCTTGAAGAGTTGCAAGATATGACCAATCCACAGAATACACAATATTTTGGGGAAAGAAATCCATATCCGTTGGAATTAGGCGTAAAACATCGCTTTGTTTTGCCTATGTATGGCAACACACTGCCTATTGGCGATTACAAGGTGTTCTTGGTTAGCGGAACAAACAGAACAGAGTTAGAAAGTTCAATTTTTGAAAAGGAAGGCTACCTGAAATATGTAACCTTTCAGTCTGATAAGCCTTTGACTGGCAGACTGGAAATAGTGGATATTATCACTGAAAGAACAGAATATTACTCTAATTGTGTTTGGTTCTTGGACTCTACCGATGCGCAAGGGCGAAAGTTTATAAGAGTGGCAACAAAGCACTCTTACAACAGAAATTTGTTTGAATTTGATGAAGAGGGAGCATGGATTGTGACCAATCTACCAGCATACTGCCTTGGCGATATACGAGTAGAGGCGGAAATATCCAACAACAGAATAGGCGGCAATTCTACCCTGAAAGTCAAAGATAGTTACATCGATGAAGTGGTAAGTTATGAGTTTATAAGTGGCGGCGATGGCAACATCTTGAACTTTATTCAGGTTCACGCTACGAATAACCAGTTTTTCATCGATGGCACGCAAAGAACGGCTTTGGAAAAAATAGACCGCTCGGATTTTGCAATGAGTGGGAAAATGTCCTTTACCAATGTTAAGAATGCCAGTGGGCTAAATGTTCTGCTAAATGAGTATGAAATATTTTCTAAATAAAATACAATGAGAAACGAGATAACGCAAGTAGATATTGAGAAAGTAAGGCGAGAAACAGCCACAGGAGGGAATACTTGCCAAAGGATTGCTTCTATATATACACAGCTTAACGACAGCAAGGTGGAGAACAGCGAACTTACGGACAAGCTGAACGAAAAGGCAGATTCGAACGCTGGAAACCTTACACCTCAACAGGTGGAGGCTTGGAATGCCAAACTAAAAACGCTTCCTGATGCACCGAGTGATAATAAGCAGTATGCTCGTAAGAATGGAGCGTGGGAGGAAGTAGTAGCCACAGGAGGCGGTGGAGGAAATGTCACACTACCTGACAATATCGCCACGATAGACAAGAATGGAGAGGTTGGCAATGCCTACGCAAAAGCTACGGAAACGATTACTAATACCGATGCTAACTACAAATATGTAGTGATAACCAACGATGCAGGGGGAACAAAAAGAATGCAAGCCAATGGACTTGGCAGTAATGTAGCCAATAGTTCGCTTACTTCGGTAAATGGTGCTGGGCTTACTCTTGGGGCAAACTGGTTTATTAATACAGCAGGCTACTACTACTCTATCAAGGGACTTACTGATAAGTCTGCTGATAATAGTTTTGATAGGTTTCTTGTGCAGGATGTCGAGGGCAAGGTGGAGAATTTCTTACTGAACAAACTATTTAGCAAGGCTTACGACTTGGAAAACAAGGTAAGCGACAAGGCGTTCAATGGCTACCTGATGTATAATCCTACAACAAAACAGATAGGGTTTTCAGACACAGCGAAAGTTTCTACTACATTCAATGTTCCAGCGACTATCAATGTCAATGTAAAGAATGTTTTGTCCAATATCAATGCTACAGCGCCAGCGAATAATCAATATTCCCAAGACATAAAAAACACCATAGCGAAGATAAAGCAGTTAGAGGATATAGGCTTTACCACTGTTCCTGCATCTGACTTGGTTGTAAGAACATTAGATAGAAGTAAGTTTCCACAGGCGCTGATAACCAAGAACTATCAACTACCTACGCCTTTCATTTTGAGCGATGGAACAATCGCAGGAATTAGGTCTAATGTGTTTCCTGCAGATTTCAGGAATAATGTTTATATGGCGGCGCATGAGGGCGAGGCGCTTTATTCAGTAGGAATAAACAAGGAATTACCTACGGACAGAAACTGGGTTTTTAAATTCAGGACTTACAATAGTCCTCAATTATTTCGTGATGACAGGTCAATAGGAGCTATCCATTTCTCTGACACTCTTGACACATCACCAAGGTATGACTTATCTAATGATTTGATAATGAAAAACAAATGGGAAAGAGATACCGTGGTCGCAAACAGCAGAGTATCAACAAACACTATTATTAACGAAGTAGATGGCTTTGCTGATGTTTATCTAATAAAAGAAGGAGGTTTGATAACGCTTTTTACCCTAATGAAAAACACAGGCGCAATGCAGATGACTACATTCACAGCGCAAAGCACGGATAAATATATCCATTTTGTAACGCTGTTTTCAAGTCTATATCTGCTTGATTTTGTGATAAAAGACATAAGCTATAACATTCAATAAAATAAAACAATACAATATGAACGAAAACTTAATAATACCGAAGCAGGTGCAGGGGATTTTAGATGAAGTAGAAAACACACCGCTCTATCTTGCAGAATTACCAATGGAAGCGCATCCGAAACTTCCACAATTTAACCGATTTATCCGAGTAATTAACTTGGATGCCAAGAGCGAACACGAGTTTGTAATGTTCGGTTACAAGCAGATTCTAAAAGACAAAGAAACAGGCGAAGAAATCAATATCCAACTGCCTACGCCTGAATGGGTGGTATATAAAGACACTTGGAGTTACCTGCGAGGAACGAAGAACGAACTTATCAATGTTCCAGTGAAAGATGAAGAGGGTAAGCCTTCGGCAGAAACACAGCCGATAAAGGTCAGCAGTTACAAGTATATGCTGTGGCTGATGAAGAATAATAGAGCGACTCTATTGCAGTTAATTCAGGGGTATTTGGCTGACTTTGTGAGAACGAAAAACGAGGAATTGGACAAATTATGAAAGGCGTAGGCAAGTTTATAGGTGGGCTGTTTCTGTTCCTTATAGCGTGGGCGCTGTTTCTTCCTTTGTCGCTGTTAAACTTCTTGGCTGTGGCGATAAAGTTCAAGGATTTAGGCTATTTCAAGAGTTCGGCGGTCAATCTGGACAGGTTCGGAAACTTTGAGTTTAGAACACTCTTTAATTTGGTTTTAAAGAAAAAGGGAGGCTACGAGTTTGGCAACTTTGAGGAAACGATAAGTTCAGCACTTGGGAAAAACCAACGAAACGGCACGCTGACAAGGACAGGAAAGATTTTAGCGTGGATTTTAGACACGATAGAAAAAGAACATTGTGAAAAGAGTATTAAAGAATTTAAATGATGATGAATATTAGGGAGTTTGTTTTGAATAATTTGGTGTTGCTGTACAGAGGAGGGCTTTTTGTGAAGATAAATGCTTCGTTCAAATTGTGTATGCTTCCTGCGGTGGCAGTTTCGGTGTTTGAGTACTTTTCAGGGCTTTATACCACAGACTTGTCTTTCCTCTATGGCGTGTTATTCGTGCTAATGGTAGACCATGTTCTTGGGACTTACCTGCATTACTTTGTAGATAAGGATTTCACTTTTAAGGCTAATCTTTTAGGGCTGTTGAAAAAACTAACAGTTATCCTATCAGGGTATTCCATGCTTTTAATAATGCACGATGCACTGGATGAAGTGGAGTTCTTGGATGTCTATTTCAAGGTAATGATAAAATTGATGGTTTTGCTTTATCCTTTGAGTTCGGCTTTGGTTAATATGTCCAAAGTGACAAACGGAGCATTCCCTCAGAGTGGGCTTTTGAAGAAGATAAAGAATTTTGAAAAGACTGGCGATTTGGAAAGTTTAAAGGAAAAAACAGAAAGTGATGAAAACGAGAACTTTAAAGAATAGCATTCCCTTGTTTGGGTTTGCTATGTTTTTGTTGTTGGGATGTGGAGCGAGGAAAGTAAGAAAACACGAGGAAAAAGAAGAGCATAAGACCGAAGTCAAAGAATCGGTAAAAAAAGATTCTGTTTCAGAAACGAAAACCGAGGAAACGGCTAATATCAAGACCCTTACGAAGTCTTTGGATTTTGCGATAAAACCAATCGGCAGCGAGCCTGTGCAGTTCAAGTTCTTATACAACGGCAATGTTGTAGAGGGAAGCGCTAACGGAGAAGTCTATTTCAAGGATAAAAAACAAGCAAAAGACTCTGTGGTAAAGATAATAGAGCAAGTAAGGGTTGAAGTAGAAAAACAGGAGCAGAAGCAAACAAAGGAACAACACAAACAGACAAAGGAAGAGAAACAATCCGAGAGAGCAGAAAGCTGGGCTGTTTATCTGGTTTTAGTCATTGTAGGAATGTTCCTTTGGGAAAGATTGGATAAGTTAATTGATAAATTCAAATGATATGGCGGATATAAAGAATTTAAGACCATTTATATTGAAATGGGAAGGGGGATTGTCAAGAGACCCAAATGATACAGCGAGCAGGGTATGTTGTCCTACGCCCTACAAAGTGAAAATGGGCTACCACACGAATAAGGGTATAACTTATAATGTGTGGCGTTCGGTGTTTGGATTTGATAACGATATGAGGTTCTTGGAGATGAACGATGCCGACTGGGATACAGTGATGAAGAAATTATACTGGGATAGGTGGAAAGCCGATGAGATTAAGAGCCAAGCAATAGCTAATACTTTGGTAGATTGGGTTTGGGGAAGTGGTGTTCATGGCATTAAAATACCTCAAAGAATGCTGGGAGTTACAGCCGATGGCGTAGTAGGAGCAAAGACCATAGAGGCGCTGAATAACGCACCGAAAGACTTCTTGCAAAGGCTCTACAAAGAGCGTGAGGATTTCCTGCATAGAATCGTAAGAAGCAACCCTACACAAAAGGTCTTCCTTAAAGGCTGGATGAATAGAATGGCAGACTTAAAAAAATGGAATGAGAGTTTTTTGAAATAACCTTAAATAAACAAAATATGGGAAAGAAAAAAGAAAGTTATG